TCGATAGCACCGTGTCATAGGAGTCGAGCCAGTCCAAAACGTTGGTGAGAAACGGCATGCCGCGCACGTCCGTGAGCAGGGTTCGCCAGGGTGCCCAGAACATGGCCTCGCCTTGACGCAGGCCGGTCATGTCGTCAACCTGTGCGACCGGCAGGGCACGGCCGCCATATTCCTGCATTCCGTCCACATTGGAGCGAATCCATAGGCTCTCAGGCCAAAGTGGGTTGTCCGCAGTGAGCGTGATGTGCGAAAGCGCTTGCGGGTCAATGGGCGAGAACCGTACAACGCCGGAAACGGGACCGGTGAGCAGCTCGAGAATCTGCTCGCCCATGACCATCTGGTCGCGCAGCATCAGGTCCTGCATTTGCGGCAGGCGGTTGCGTGGATCGTTCCAAAACGCTTCCGCCACCATGCGCACGTCGGGGTTGGTGCACTGAAGTGACAGCCCCTTGTCGCCTACGCAAAAGGCCGTGTAGGTGTCGACGATGGCTCGCGCCATAGGATTAGACCGGTAGGCCGCCACGGAGGCCGTGCGCGCCTTCTCCAGGGTCCAATAGGGCATCTTCCGCCCGGCGAGCCCAGCTGGCTTATAGCCGGTGTCGCCGTCAACGGGATCGCGGCCGTATCCGCCGACGAGAGCGCCGGTCGCAACGAGCTGCTCGGGTGTTGCCTCGGTCGCTCGCTTTGGCAGTGCGAACCATGCGCGCATCGGTTACCCGGCTCGCTGGTTGCGGTTGCCGTCCACAGTGGACCGTTGGTCTTGTGTGATGCCGGTCTGCGCGAGCACTGACAGCAGTGCGAGGAAGATTCCGGCGGCGAGCAGTCCCCAGCGCCAGTCGGTCAGCATGCCGACTGCGACCACGATGGCGGCGAGCCCGGCCAGCCCGAAAATGTTCGTAATCACATTCGTTGTCGGGGTGGGCACGCGAAGCGTCAGCACGGCGGCCTCCTCAGATCTTGAGTCGCTGTGTCGGCCGCCATACGCCTTGATTGGTAACAGTCTGGACGGGTGCGGACGCGGGCGCTTGGACCTCTGCGACTGCCTGAGCGTCCATGCATTCCTTGAGCGCGTTGACAGCGGCCGAAATGCCGTCGATCTTGTCGGCAGCGGTGGCCTTGTCCGGCTTGACATTGCCGTGACGGTCCATCGCGACGGCGAGGTTGTCGCACATCCATCGGGCGACGGGGTTTCCGCCGTGCACAAACCGATGCACGAGCGTGAGCCGCAGCATTTCTTTCAGCGGCGCGGACAATGCGCCAAAGCCCTGACCGATCGGAACCAGGGTGAGACCAGCTTCGGACGCCTTGCGAGTCACATCGTTAGCGCCCCAACGGTCATAGCCGACGGTCAAAACGCGGAATTTACGGGCGTCAACGTCCAATTGTTCGTTGACGACCGAAGGATCGAACACCGCGCCGGGGGTCACCTGAAGCCAGCCCTCACGCGCCCACGCCCGTGCGTGGCCCGCCGTGCGCCGGTCGAGGTCTTCCAAGGCCTTCTCCGGCAACCAGAAGCGCCACAACACCTCGTAGCGATCGGCCGCCCGGTCCGGAAACACCCAACACAGCGCCGTCAGGTCCGAAACCGAACCCATGTCCAGCCCGCCGTGGCACTCGCGGCCCGCCAGCGCGTCCTCAGCGACCGCGCCTGCGCTTTGGTCCCAATCCTCAAGGCGGATAAAGCGTGTGGCCTGTTTCGTGCGGATGCCAAGGTGTAGGCGCAGGTATCGCGCGAGTCCAGCGGGCGACTCTTTAGCCTTGGACGCTTCCGCCTCGAGGAACGCCTTGGTGGGGCTCACCCCGTAGCCGGGGTTAGCGCGTCGCTGGGCCTCTTCGGAGAATGGGGACAGGCCGAGCTCGGTAAGGGCGGCCTCTGACTCGGCAGCGGCGAACACAGCGCCGTAAAACGTGGGGTCGGTGAACACTCGGCGGGCGAGCTTCTCCAAATACTCACGCTTCTCGGCGTAAATCGTCCCCGGCTTACCCTCGTCGGCCGTGGTGATCGCCACAATCAGCGGCTGAGACCGTGCGCCCGTGCCGGTTTCAACGGCGTCAACGACATCGCGGGTCTTGTGCACGTGCAATTCGTCGATGACTGCGCCATGAACATTGGCACCGTGGATCAAATCGCCAACGCTGGCAACGACCTGGAAGTAAGAGCCGCTCGCGGGATGCACGATTTTCGTCGCGTACGGCTTGACGTGAGGTTGCAAATCGGGGCTCTTCTGCGCCAAAACCTTGATGGGATTGAAGCAAAAGCCCGCCTGATCCTTGCTCGCCGCGACCGCAAGCACCTGCGCGCCCGCCTCACCGTCCGCGGCCGTCAGATATAGCGCGACACCGCCCGCGATCGTCGTCTTGCCGTTCTTGCGTGGCATATCGATGTGCGCCGAGCGGACCACGCGCACCCAGAGATCCGACTCGTCATCAAATCGGACCCACCCGAACACGGGCGCGATGAAATAGGCAACCTGCCAGTTCGCCGGTAGCAGCGGCTCGCCCGCCCAACGGCCCTGCGTGTGCCGCAGTCGCCCAAACGCCGACAAGACAAGGTCGACACGCTCCGGGTCGAACCGGGCCGACTCCAACAGCTCGCCAGACTCCGGCGTTTTCCACACGGGCACCTGGTGCGGTTCCGGCCATGGGATTTCGCGCGAGTCGAGGTACCAGGCGACCTCTTCGGACAGCTTCAGCTCAGACGGCGCGAAGCGATGGCGCGCCGAACGGGTTTGCCTTGTCGTCATCCTCGCCCTTTGCGGTGGCGAGACTCGCCTCTGCCGACGGCGTCAGGCCAAATTCCCCAGCCCACGCCCGGATTTCCTTGCCCGCAGCCTCCGCGATCGCGACAGCCGGATTCTTCACGGGCTGCCCTTGTGAGCCGATGACCGCCAGCCCATCGATTTTGATCGCTTCCTGTGCGGAAACGAAGCGAGCCCATGTCTCGCAATAGGCCGCGAGCGCCGCTCGGTCGATCGGCTTGGTAATGTGAAGGCGCACAAGCTCCGGGACGATCCTGTCCCACTCCGCCCGCGCCTCGCGCGACAGCCAATCGGGCGGTTCGGGCGTGCCGCGATCGAAGCTCGGTGGCTCTTTCACCTTCCGGCCGCCCGAGTCGCGGCCAGGGCTGCGGCCTTCGACCAACTTCAATCCGGCGGGCCTTGGCTTGGGGGATGCCATTGATCGATCACCATCCTCCGATGTCGCGAAGCGTTAGATTGATGATCATGCCAATTCCGACTTCGGGTTGAGCGTGCGTGCGGGGGGTTTGCGAGGAGGCCGGTAGAGAGCGATCTTGAAGGGACCTCGACCCCGGCCCCCTATGGGCCATCGCTATGTGTGATTCGTAAAGCGTTTCGCCGAGGCTGCCACGACCAAGCAAGTCGTTGCTACCTTGCAGTCTCTGTGAGGTGTGGTCCTGTTGGGGGTGCCCCGTTAAACAGCCCCGGCCTCATGGAGCCTAGCCCTATGTGTATATGTGAGGCTGTGTATCTTTGCTTCCCTTGCTGCTGTTGCACGACCGGCACAGCACAGCAAGCGGTTGGTGTTCGCTTCCACCTTTGGCTATTGGTATGGGGTGGTCTGCTGTAAGGGTGCCCTCTTTAACAAGGTGCGGTGGCCGCTTCCACCCCGGACATACCCACCCGTATTGAGATACCCATGCTGCAACAAAGGCCTCACGCCTTAGACGGTCCCCGTGGTCATATGGGCGACGGGCCTTTTTTTGGGCCCCCCGTCTTGCTTCGTGTGCGGCCTGGCATGTTGTGCACCGGGGGGTATTCACCAGGGCCCGGCAGTCTATGCACCGCTTGAGGATGGGCACAGCGGTTCTCCCTTATGCTGTCACCCATGACAGAGGAGCCCATTGGGCATATCGATGACCATCGCCGTACAGACGGCCCGCACTCATGAAGATCGCAATCGAGCGCGGCCGGATTATCGTCGAATCGGTCCACCTAATTATCGACCAGGACGACGTCAAGGTGCTCGTAGTCGAGCTGGTATCGAAGTATCCAGACAGCGATTTTGGCTACCAGTACGGCGACGATGGGCTAGCCGTCATGATGTTTGCCGGGCGGCAAACGCTCTATATTGATGACTCAACCGAAAACGTAACGCACGTATGGTTTAGGTTCGACTCAAGAGACTGGCATGCCATTGCCGCGGCAAGCAAGCGCACCGTGACCGTATGCCTATACCGAATAAGGCCCAGTGACGAGTGGCAGACGCTTTACTCGCCGGGCGAAGGCTGATCGTCGGCCGCGATCGGCGCAACGGCGGTTATCTGCTTGACGCTGGTGCCATTGATGAAAATCGCGGCGCTCACCTGTTGGTGGCGAGCAAGCTCGGCAACGAATCGGGTCATGAGCATGTCTGCGTCGTCCTCACGGCCGTTGTCATGGATGCCGTGTCCCTCGATGTGCATTGACCATTGGCCCATGCTCGACTCCTCAAGAATCTAAGAATCTAGACCGCTCTGCGCTGAAAAGCGCCCGGCTGAGTGTTGCGGCGAGTTTGACGCTCAACCTCGATGAGGTCGCCCAGACGATAAAAGCGGCCGAGGTGACGCTCGATCCGTCCACGACGCCGCCAGTCAGCGACAAGTTGCGGGGACACGTCAAGGAATTGCGCGGCCTGCGTAAGGGTCAGCATCGCGTCAAGGTCGACCAAGGGCTCACACCCCCTGAAACGCGAACGGCCTCGATTTCGAGTCGGGGGCCGGATTTTGGGCAGGGGGTACGGCTGGCGACAGATTAAAGGGCGATCGGCGAGAACGCAACTCGTGAACGATTCCCATATCTGATCGTTCACCTTTCGAATGATTTCAACCGCATTGCGAGCTTTATTCAGCAAGGCGTCGGCCGCCTCGAACCTCGTCGATACGATGATCGAGCCATTCGCCTTTCGCGGCGGACGCCCAGCCAGGATTGGCCAGTTGGTAGCCGCTCCGCTGATCAGTGCCGTCCCACCAGATCCACATGACGCGTTTGGCCCATGGCATCGAGCCGTGCGGGCATGTTTCCCGGATGTGCTCCTCAGCGGCGGCCTTCGCCTCGCGGATTGTGGCAAGTTCCGCGTAGGGCTTGCCATAGCAAAACAATCGGTAAATACGTTGGTCCACTACGGCCGCCACTCTTCGCCGAGCGACCGGCGGACAAGGGCAGCATCGATTGCGCGCCAATCGGGTGCGAGGTCGGTGCCGCGCCACAGATCAAGCCATGTGGTGATGACTTCGCTGGCCTGTTGCCGCGTGAGGCCGTGAGTGTCGGCGGTGGCGCGCAAGTGGTCCATCTGTGTGCGTGCGTGGCCAGCGGTGAGCTTGACCCAGTCGAGATATTCCCGCTCGCCGTAGTTGTGACCGCAAAATCGGCAACTCACGTAGCCGCTCTCCCGAAACAGAAAGAAGCGGTTATCGCAGATCTTGCAATCAATGCCATGGAGGCGCTCGCTGGGCGCTGGCGTCAGGCCAAGCGCGGATTGCATGGCGTGGCGCAGCTCTGCCACACAAAGGGCGTATTCGTCAATGGCCCCATGGGAATCAAACGCGATTTCGATGCGGTTGGCCAGCCAATTGACCATTTCCGCGACCGTCGAGGCGGGTAGCTGCTCGGATGGAAACAGGGAGATACGCCAGCTTCTGACCCAGTAGTCGAGCTCGGTGGCCACGGAGAGAACGCCATCTTGGTCGTCTTTGTCCGTGCCGATTCCGA